ACTAGATTACCTCAAAGATTGCGTCTTCACGGCAGAGGCGGAACTCTTTACCGTATGGAGTTGGGATAGAGGTGTACCTCTCAAAGAACACCTTATCACCTGGTTTGCAGAAGGTAACATCATCTGATACTCGTTCTACAATTCCCGTTGGCTGATTTGTTACCCACTCTTCTTGGATGAAGATACCTGATTCATCCTGCTCTGGTGGTGTGTCTACTTTAATTAAAACTAGGTGTGGTGCTAACTTGCTCATTTTCCATCCTTTCAACGATTTCCGCCCCTACTGTAAGTAAATGTCCCGCGATGTTAATTGCTGTTTTAACTGACTCAATTTCGCTTTCTGCTGGGTCAACAATGCCCCGTTTAACAAGGTCAATGACTCCATCGTCAGGGTTCATGGCGTCAAAGCCATGTCCAACAGATACAATCATTTCATCACCACTAATACCTGCATTATCTAGAACTGTCCATAGGGGTGCTCGGAGGGCGGCAGCCAAAATCTGACCAGCTTCGCCTTTGTTTAGTACATCAATTGCAATGCAAAACAGTAGCGTTCCACCACCAGGCACAATACCGCCACGCAGGGCTGCTTTAGAGGCCCCCAGAGCGTCTTCATACGCATAATGGCGTTCTTCTGCGTCTTTGCTATTCTGACCGCCTACGAAGATGCTAATGACCTTCTGCTCAAGCATTTTAAGTCGGTCGTCTGCAAACTTGCGCCCAGCCTTGGTAGTATGCTCCTTTTTCATTTTCCTTAATGCATCAGTGTGAGCAACAAAGTCTTCTTCTATCTTTTTACCATTGATGATAACTGTCTCTGTTGGTTGAACCGTTACCTTATCAGCCGCACCAAAGTCTTCAAGAGTGACATCCTTAATAGTGTGGCTTCCGTTTCTCGTAATAAGGTTGGCTCCACAGGCAAGTGCTAAGTCAGACAAGTACTCCGTGTGGGACTGAATCGCTTGCGGCACTCTTGCACAGGCAATCTCTCCAAAGCCTTTAGTGTGGTTAGCGATGAGAAACTGAAGAGCATCACCAGCAATATCGCTAACAACGAACAGCATCCGCCTTTTCTCATCTGGCAACTGAGCGCTTACTCGTAGAAATGGCAGTATGTCCTCTTTGTCTCGTAGCTTTGCGTCAACAACTACTACATAAGGGTCGGTGATTTCTGAGGCAACACCATAGCGAATAAACTCAGGGGCGGCGGGGCCAGAATCAACTTTGAAACCGTTAATTACTTCTGAGAATGTATTTTGGCTATCGCTAAAGTTGAGCAGTATTGGTGTTTCGATTCCAGCCTCCCAGACAATTTTTGCCACCTCTTCACCAATAGTTTTACTTTTAGCAGAGGTTGTTGCAATATCAATTAACTTTTCAAGCGTTACGTCGTGATCGGTGCTGTCTTCAATAGCTTTAAGAATCTCAGGCTCTAAGGCTTCAATAGCCAGTTTGAGACGCATAGGGTTCTCGCCAGCTCTAATTGATGCAATTGCCTCTTTGAGAATGTGATAGGTTAGAACAAGAACAGTAGTGGTGCTGTCACCAGTAGTGGTATCGAGCTTCAGTGTCCCTTCACGAATATAATCAATGACCGCATCTTCTAGCTCATCGTTAGAGTGAACGAGCTTAGCTATTGTAACCCCATCGTTTGTAGTTCCGACAGAACGTCCGTATTGCCTATACAAAGTATAGCGACCCCTCGGCCCCATGCTTGCTGCTACTGGTTTATATAGTTTCTCGGCACCAGATAAAATAGCCTCTAGCGACTCACTATCGTTTAATATTTCAGTATGTAATCCCACATTATACCTTTCGTCTAATTGTTGTACTTACTTTCAAGCATAGCAAAAACGCCCTATATTGCAAGGGCGCTCCTGTATTACTGAGAGCTACTTACTGAGTTCTTGTAGTTCGTCGTAAGTGAGGTTGCCGTGTTCTGGGTTGTGGATATCCAACTGAACAACTGCCGTCTCTACAATTACTTCTTCTGTGACTACTTCGATTTCTTTTTTCTTTCCCATAATTTTCTCCTATTCAAATGTTACTGTTAGTTTAGATGCACCAGCCGTGACGATAGTCAACCCTGTTTGGAATCGGCAGAAGAAGTCATACTCGCCCTCTACAACGCTTGCTTTTAGAACAGCAATTATCGTTCCGCTTGCCGCTGTGTTGTCATAGATTGTGATTGCCCCCGCTGCTGTTTCTCCAAGGATGATTCGTCCCAGCGTACCACGGCCACTTTTTACAGTGGTAGTAGTAGCTGTTGATATGTATTGTGAGCTTAGTGGATTCATATTACTCCTTAGATGTGGTTAACATCACCGCTAACACCAGCAGAGCCAGCAGCAGTAGATGTGTTTACGGCAGCAACACCACGGACACCAGATGCAAGCGTAGCAGCACCCCATGAACCGTTTGTCATTGTCTCTGTTGTGGCGATACTTGCGTTGTCAAAAGCTCCGTTTCGAGAAGCAACAACCTGAGTCGTAGCACCGTTTGTCGTAGCTGTAACTTGTGTGTGAGCAGCCGTTCCAAATGAGTAGTCTGTTCCTTCAACACCAACAACAGCAGTGTTGTTAATAGCATCTTTTAGGATGTCTAACTCTGTAGCTGCAACACCAGTAGTTTTTAGCTCATCAGGAATGTTCGCAACACCGCCAGCAAGTTTAGTTGCGCCCCATGAAAGGTGTGTACTGTTCTCGGTAGTCGTGTATTGGTTAGCTGTTGTATCAAAGTCGTTAGCAACAATCAACTGAGTAGTATTAGTGTTAGTAGTAGCATTTACGAGTGGGTGGCGAACTGTGCCAAGCGACCATGTAGTACCAATACCAGAAGCATCTGCTGCTGTTGGGTAGTTTGTGCTACCACCGTTGATTGCTAGCTTGAGGTTATCAAGAGCAACAGCCGCAGAAACACCAATAAGCACTTCGTTTTGCTGTGCTGGGTTTGAAAGAGCAGTCCTATATGTGTAGGTGCGGCCTTCAATTGCTACTGTGTCACCATCGCTAGGTGCAGTTGCGTCAGATGTGAGCGTACCAGATGCCTTAACACCAGTCAGGGCAGCTCGCCATGTATATGTGCGGTTGCCAATAGTGATGGTTTCACCAGCAACAGCGGCACCAGACATAGTTAGTGTTTGCGTACCAGGTGTTTCTGTGTACGTCGTGCCGTTCTTCTCTAGGTAGAGAATCTTTTGCTCAAACTTGCTGTCATTAGGGTAATTGCTAGCAGTTAAGCCGACTGCATTACCTCGGATTACTAATTCGTTACGTTGTGCCATTTTTGGCTCCTTTTTATTATGTTTGTTTCTAAGTCAGGTCTTTGTTTAATACTCGGACACTCTCACGAGAGCTTTTCTTTGCCTTAGATAATTTCAGTATATCATAATAAAATAAAAACCCCCATTTCTGGGGGAATCTTATTATAGTCACTAACGACTATGGTGCGCTAGTTCGAGTAAGCTCAACTAGGCTAGCAGCTCGCTCAACACCAACACCGTAGATCGTGTGAAGTGCCGTTTCAGTTGCAAGTGCTGCAACACGGTATTCCATAACAAACTTAGGGGCTTGTTGTTTAGCAAGGTTGACTGCCTTTTTGTGGAAGAACAAGTTTCGACCAGTAGTGTTTGTAGGTACGTTCTGTGAGAAGAAGATGTCCATGTCGTAAACATTAGAGATCAATCCGCCAGAACCGTCTACAGCCTTACCAGTTTTACCAGTTTGGTCGTATGCAGTGTACTTGTTGACACCAGATAGGTCAGCCTTTGTGTATGAACCAACAACACCACGACGCATGTCAGTAGGAGTGTTAGCAAGGTCAAAGGTTGTAACAACAGACAAAATGTCTGCGTCGTCAATCGCAGCACCACCAGCAACAGATGTACCAGCAGATGCGTAAAGAGCCAATAGGTCAGTGTCAATTTGACGAGCAAGTGCCTCAGCCATACGTTCTTGGAAGATACTCTTCAAGTCGTAGTTGCTTTGTACAGATGCGATGTCTTCGATTTTAACACCAACGTAGTAGTGTTTGTCGATGTTTAGAACGACTGGTGCGCCTTCTGGTGAGTCAAATGTGATGTCAGTTGACGCAGATTTTGCACGAGCGTTTACAGCAGCGGTGAATGGAATACGAACGAGGTCGCCTCCACCTTGTACGAGGCCGCTACGGTCTTGTACTAATTTTGCAGCTTGTAGTGTTTTGTCAAACGGTTGCTGTACTTCACGAGTCCAGATTTCTTGAACGTATTGTGATGTCTGGGCAATCGAAAGGGTAACATTCGAGCCAGTTGTAGGGTTAGCCATGAGTTAATTCTCTTTTCTTTTGGGTTTTATTTTTTTGGTGCTTTTTGTCCGATTGCGGCATATAGCTCTTCATCGGTCATGTTCTGTGGAGCTTGGTTCAAATTCAATCGTTTTGCAGAACTTCCGTCAGGTCGTAGACCAGTTGAGGCGGTTTGCTTAACTATGTTCTTTGTTGATTCTGCCGTCATAGCTTTTGCTAATCGAGTCGAGAGCTCAACCCTTGCTTCAATGAAGTCTGAGTAACGTATGCCAGGGTTTGATACCATACCAGTTTCCTGGTCATATCCTACGAGTGACAGGTATTCCGCATTTACAGCGTCAGCTATAGCGGGCTGGAAGTTTTCTGTGTCTTTAGGATTTAGCCATTTGTGAGTTGATAAAACTTGTGGGGTGTCAATGTTTAACATTGTATTCCACTCGCTTGTCTTCATCTCTGCTCTGATAGTTTCTGCTCCTGCGATAAATTGAGCGTTCCTATCCTCTGTCAGTTGTCGTATAACTTCTGGGTCAGCATCTAGGTTCTCAATAAACTCATTCTTCGGTGGTGTTTGTACCCGTTCTTTAAGGTCTGGGTATTTAGTAAGTAGCTGTTGGATTCGTAGTTGTTCACGACGAGATACAGGCTGCTCTTCTACTACGGGTTCTTCAACTGGTAGTTCTTCGATAGGCTCTTCCGTCGGTTCTTCAACTGGTTCTTCGACAACAGGCTCCTCGGTTGGCGACTCAGGTTCAGGTGTCGTACCCGTCCCGACTGCTTCGTTAAGCTCTTCGTCTGTTAGGGTTGTTACATCTTCGTCCATATTGTCTTCTCTTTTCTTCCCTCGTAAGGCGGGAGACCCTTGTTTGTTTCAGACCACGTTTACCACGGTCGACTGGTTAATTACAATATATCATATGTCTATACGTTTGAAAACAGGCAGGCCCTCTTTGTCGGTGCCAGTTAATATATAGTCAGTTGGTATTGTTTGAACATGAGTGCCGTTTTCTGTTTCGGCAATTAGCTGGTTGCCCTCTAGCTTCCACTCTTTAGGCATCATCGGCACTAATCTACTAGCAATACCCTCTTCGGTACCATGTTGAGAGGTAGTAGGGAGGGCTACATCGAGTTTACGGTAGAAGTCCTCATCAGGTGTGTGATAATCAGCCATTGTCTCTAACAGCCTCACTAGCTGTGTCATACATGTTCATAAGGAGCTTAAACTCACCTATAATTCTGTTGGCAACTCTCCAATCTTCCGTTGAAGGGTTATAGTCAAGCCCGACCTCAAGCCCGTTAGGCAGCATCTTTTGGTAAAACTCAATGCGGTCAGCACAGTGAGCCTGTATTCTCTTAAACTCTGCACTTCGGCTGTACTTAGCCATCTTTTTTTCTTCAACTAGTAAATTGTCATTGACTTCCATTTGAGGGAGGTCTATCCCCTGTGCATCTCCGAGTAATCCATTTTGTGGTCCCACTTTATTCTCCTTTTATTACATAGATTTTATAGCATCAGCAGCGCTTTGTATAGTTGGATGCTGAATACCAAGGGGTTGTATCTGGCTAGGCTGAAGGCCAAGTAGCTGTTCAATCTCTCGCTTAATGTCCTCTGGCGTGCCATCGTCTTGGTAAATATCAGCTAGCAGTTTCTTGCTTTCATCTTCAATAGCTGTTTGGGCCTGCTGTAGTTGTTGTTTAAGTTGTTCATTTTCTTGCTGTATTTGTTGTTCTTGAGGACTTAGACCTTCTTTAGCAGATACAAACTCAGTAGCGCCTGGAATGTCAGCGAGGTTGGCAAAGGCTTCGGCAATCTTATCTGGGTGAATGTCAATACGAGGGTCATCCTTAAAGATGTTTTGGAACTTGCCCATGTTGTCAACAAATCGCTCTAACTCTTGTAGTTGTTTAGCCTTGTTAATCTTCATAGTTGAGTTTGGCTCAATGCTAAATCGGTACTCAACACCTCGGAGCTTCTTAGGGTCGATAGTAAGCGTTGCTGCTGTACCAGTTTGGTCAAGCTCTATGTTCTTAAACATCTCCATGAGGTCTGGTGCATTTTTAGCAATCTCTTTAATATCTTCGGCAAATAAACCGACTGGAATATCCTCAGTACCAATGTTGGCAACGATAGAGAAGAATCCATCCGTCAGTTGCTCGATAGCAACTTCAAGGTGTTTGCGCTCTGCGCCGTCTCGTGTTGCCTCAACTGCGCTAAACATCTCAATAGCTGCTGGTGTCTTACCCTGGCTTGGGTTGAGCGTTTCAGCGCCAGGTGAACTGGCATTTTGCGTACCATACTGAGCAAGTAGTGAGCCTGTGAGGGCAGACTGCACAGCCTGGTAGGTAGAAAGTCCAGCGGTGTTAGTAGGCATTGGTCGGATTGAGTTAGGGATTGTCTCCATGAGCACTGGGTTTGCCTTAGTAACGTCGAGTGTGTGCTTCACTACACCGTTAGCGTTGACAATGATGCCAGGCGCAAGGTTTCTCTTGAGGTTAGCAAAGTAAAAGTTTGTTACTGCATCACGGGCAAACTGAATTGGTTTGGCTCGCTGGAAATCGCCAAGACCATAGAATGAGTCGAACAAAGGCTGAGAATACTTAATAACAAAGGGGATGCGTCCATTTTTGTGTGGGTTTTTAAGCTCTCGTACTTGGATGTAACCATTGTCTGGTGCAAACGTGCACCATTCACCATCTGGGCCAGATTCGTAGCGGGTAGCAAGACAGATGCCCTTTTTACTTCCTTCTGGTTGTCGGTCACGGGCTACAAATGTATCTTTGTGGTAGTCATTACTAGAGGTTTTGTCAACACTATTTAGTAATTCTTTTAGTGCGTCACGGTTCCAGCCATC